ATTTTTTAATAATATAACTAGCAATCAATTCCTGTATCAGAAGTTAATTCTCCTGTTCCTGGGTTCATATAGTAAATATCTGGTGAACCTGATGCACGTACTACATAATCAAATCCTGTCACTGGATTTGTAAGAGCAGTATCATAAAATATAAAATCTCCTGCTGTTAACAATATACTACTTGAGTAAACTGTATAACTAGGGTCTGTACATATAGTTCCTAAGTTGTTACTAGGTCTTACTACATAAGTATAATATACTGGAGGAGGAGGAGCTGTGGTTGTAGTGGTAGTAGTTGTTGGAGGAACGATAGTGGTGGTAGTAGTTGTTGTCGAACCACAACATTGTGTACTAAGATTAAATGATGAATTTGAAGCAAAAATTTTAGTTATTTCTAATGGAGAATCGTAATAATATAAATAAGGGTCAGGTGTAGGTATTGCAAATGAATACACACAAATAACATCGTTATATATTCCAGAACTTGGGAATGTATATGTTGCTGTTACTGCACCTGCTCCAGCACAAGTAAAATAATCAGCATAAACAGTTAAGTTATATGATGCTCCAATATCTAAAGAAGATATTGTGAATCCATAGTATTCACAATTACAAGAAGCCGCAACTAAGTCTGATTTAACCACTAATTGATTACTAGCCTTTGCTGCATAAGGAGCATACCCAGTATCTATATTAACATAATATGCAGCTTCTGCTTTTGTTATTTGTTTTAAACCTGCAGGTATAGTATTTATTAAAGTAAATACAGAAGTGTTTACAGCATCCTGTAAATTATTAAGTGATACGCATTGATTAGATGCTATTCCTGCCCAACTCATATTAGTTTAACTTAGCTTTTAATTCCCTTATCTCCTGATAAATAAATTTATATCCTTTTGTATTAATAATTTGACCTTTTAATACTTTTTGTATATTATTTATATTTAATTCTCTCTCCGCACCTGCAATACTGTTATAGACAATATTGTTATTTAAGCATAATATTGACTTTCCTCTGCCATTTAATATTGCTACATCTCTCATTTTTTGTATAGATTCTTCTGTATGTTTTATTTTTGTTCTATTTTTTATTCTTTTTTCAATAGTTTCTTTAGTATGTTTTTTTCCTATATTAGCTTTTCTTGCTTGTTCAATGGAATACCAATTAATAACACCTCGCCTTTTTTTAGCTATTCTTTCTAAACCCTCTTTAGATATTATATGAGGCTTTCCTTTATGTGATAAACTCATCTTTTCTTTTGTTTCATCACTATGTACTTTTCCAATTAATTTTAATCTAATCTTTTCTATTATTTCTTTTGGTATTATTTTACCTTTATTTGAATTTGATATTTTTAATTTTGTTTCATTTGATAAAACTCTTCCATAATTACCCTCTCCTCCATTTGTCATATTAACTAAACATCCTGTACCCAAATCTTTTCTTCCATATAATTCTATAAACTCCTTCTCCTTTTCACAAGTTTCTTCCCAAGTTAAATCATCTATTAATATTTCTACACGATATTCTGTTTTATAAACAATTTTATTCCATATTTCATTTCTTTTTCTGTGTTCCTTTGACCTTGCATATTTTCCATTAGAATCAGAACCTATACCAATGTAAAATGGTTCGTTCTTATCAAGCCTTATGTGTCTATAAACGTATGCCATTATGCTTCGTATTTTTTTAATCTATCCTCTAAATTAGATATCTTACTAGACAGTTGAGCAATCAATATAGTGTGTACATCTAAATATTTAACTGAGGTTACATCCCTGTCTGTTAGTTCAGGCATTAATGAATGTATCTGCTCTGCAGAATAACCATATCTTACATCTTTATTTTTATCTGTTTTACGTATATATTGTATAACATCTAAATTAAGATTAGTTGATGGATTTGTTTTAAGTATATTTTTTCCTGCAACGCTTGAACTTTCAAAGAATGCTGAGGCAGTTACACTGCTACTAAATGAAGCAGATGTTCCTCCTAGAGCACCAGTTAATGTTCCACCACTTAATGGTAAATATCCACTAAGAGCAGCTGATGTTATAAATCCTGCAGGATTTGAAGAATCATATGGAGTGTATCCAAGAGCACTTGTAACTTGTCCAGATGTAAGTGTTAAAGTTCCTCCTAACGTTAATGATCCAGATGTACTTACTGAACCTGAAAGTGTAATTCCACTAACAGTGCCTGTTCCAGATACAGATGTAACTGTACCAACATTCCAAGTTCTATCTGCAGAAAGTGTTTGAGCATTTCCATTTATTGTAAGAGTTCTTGATGTAGGTACACCACCTAGTCCTGTTAATGTGTAATTAGGAACATTTAATACATTACTTAATAATGTAGCAGCTCCACTATTTCCAGTGGTAGTTAAACTTCCTAATAGCCCACTTGTACCTGATGTACCTGAAGTACCAACAGCTCCTGAAACTCCTGATGTACCACTTGTACCTGATGTACCAGTGGCTCCTGGTGTACCAGTGGCTCCACTTGTACCTGATGTACCACTTGTTCCTGTATTACCATTAACTCCACTAGTTCCACTAGTTCCAGATGTTCCTCTTGTACCTGAAGTACCACTAGTGCCTGTGGTTCCACTAGTACCTGTGGTTCCACTCGTACCTGTTGTACCAGAAGTTCCATTAATACCAGAGGTGCCATTAATACCAGATGTACCACTTGTTCCATCTCCTCCAGAAGCACCTGCTAAGTTTACTATCCAAGCTGACTGTGTACCAGATCCCACTGTAGTAGAAGGAGCACCAAATTGTAAAGATCCAGTTCCAGGATTGTAAGCAATAACACTAGATTCTTGATAATTACTTATATTATAAGCAATAATTATAGTTTGTGCAACACTATATGCTAATCCTAAATCAACTGTAATTGTTCCAGCATTTCCTAAAGTGAATGATGTAACTGATGTTGTATAATATTTATCTCCTGATTCACCTGAAGTACCTGTAGTTCCACTACTACCTGATGTACCACTAGTACCTGTAGAGCCACTTGTACCACTAGTGCCACTTGTTCCTGTTGTACCAGAAGATCCACTTGTACCACTTGTACCACTTGTTCCACTACTACCTGATGTTCCTGTTGTACCACTTGTTCCACTACTTCCACTGGTTCCTGATGTACCATTAACTCCTGATGTACCATTGATTCCTGATGTACCATTGATTCCAGAAGTACCAGACGTACCTGAAGTGCCAGACGTACCAGCAGTTCCATTATATGAATCAAATGTATTATTAATTTTTATTAAGGCTTCCTCAAGGGAATCCATAGGATCAACATCTATATTAGATAAGTATTCTCCATTATATAATACACATAGAGAATTCTCGTATGTAGCACAAGTTGGACATATAGCAGCAGTTCTCATAATATGCAAATTTATTTATTTTTAATGTATAATTGATTGTTTATCTGTATATAGTTGACATAATATAGCTATCGTATACCATATTGTCCTTGCATCCTTATGCCAAGATCTTTAGAAAGATCAGGATAGAACATTGGAAGAAGACCAGAAGCTTGACTAGAAATAGGAAATGATTTCATTAAGTATTTAATAGGTGTAGCATCATCTTGCATTTCTTCATTTCCTGTAACTATACCATAGTTTTCTGAAAGAAAGTTTGTAAAAAACTTACCATAGTTTTCTAACAATCCTAATGAAGGAAGTATTCCTCCTTTACCTGAAACTAAATCAAAAGGAGTTGTTGGATCATAGAAGTACATAAGTTCATCTGTTAACTTATCTGTAGCTTTTAATAAAAATTTATATTGATTTCTAACAAGAATGTCTTCTTCATCATCTGGGGCAGCAGCTTTTAGTCCTGCTAATAGAGAAAGTAGAGACAATAGAATAATTAAATCTAATGCTTGGTTTTTAATATTTTGATTTACAAGAGCTATAAACTCATCCTCTGTCATGTCAAGTTTCTTTCCTGTATTAGCTTCATATTCTATTTGTTTCTTTTCATACAGTTCTCTCACTTGACTTAACCAAACATCATTGTTCCCTCCTATTGCAGAGCTAAGACTATTAATTGATTTAAAAATATCTGTAGCTAATATATTAAATATCATTCTCATTCTTCCCCATTCATAAGCATCAGAAGCAGCATTATATTTAATGTCACCAATACGCATATCAACAAGTCTAGGAATCCAGTTTTTAAATACCATCATAGAAGAAGTGTAAACATTCATATTTACAAGTCTTTTATTTTCCTCACTCATAGATCCTAAAGCATCTGTTGTAAAACTTTGTACAAGTCTTCTAAACTCCATAACAGAATCAGATTTTTTATCTACACCAGGAATAACAAATTCACCATCCACCACTTTTCCAAGTTTCAATATTCCTTTGGTATCTAATAATTCTTTAGCGTCTATTTCAAACTTCTCTGCTCTTGCTTTTCTTTCTGCTTGTGTTCCAGAATAGAAAGCTTTATACTCATCTGTACTTCTTAAATATTCTCTAACATTAATTATTTTACCATCTTCAACAATTGAATTTTTAAGAAAGGTGTAGAAGTTTAAAGATTGAATTGCCTCATCACCATTTCTCATTAACACCATTAAATAATCTTGTATTGCTTGTTCATCCACCTTATTTAATGAAAGTTTTCTTGCAGCATTTCTATTGTAATTTTCTACGAATGGAACAAAATAATCAAGAGCAGCTAATGCTTTTACACGATCTTCTCCTCCTGTCATTTTATTTGTAAGCATCCAAAACTGAGTTTTCATAAAATCTGTTTTTGTGAAATACTTACCAGCATTAATCAATCCATTCACAGTGCCTCCAAATAAGTTAGAAATTGCAGATAGAGGATTGAGTCCTAATGTAGTTATTTGAAATTGAGTATTTAATGTATCTAAAAGTTTATTAGCAGATAGTTGTCTTTCTGTTAAATCTTCTGGAAAGACTTTCATTCCTAATTTCTCATTAATCTTTTTTCCAAATCCAGATATTTTACCAAGAGCTACATCAAACACTTCACTTTGAATATATTTTTGTTGGTAGATGATAGACTTAACCATATCTTCTAATAACTTAGAGTTCTCTAGATTATTAGGATTGTATTTTAGTCCTCCATCTGTTTCTAATAGTAACTTACCAAACGTGGAAGTCATTATAGATTTTTTGTTTTTCTCAGTTCTTAATAATTGTAAACCTCTTTCTTCAATATCTTTTAAGTTTTTAAACTTAATAGCATACTCATTGTATAAAGCCATTGTTTTGAACAAGTCTTTAGAATAGCCTTCTCCAATATCTTGTGTAAAATATTTAGGTATTGAGTTTATTAGTTCTCCTGTAGTGGGATCTTGTTGACCATATCCAGATTCTGATTCATCCATTGATATATTTCTAAGAAATTGTTCTCCAAGTCCTCTTGATTTTCCATCAAATACAAGACCCTCTGTAAACCCTTGTCTTACAAAAGGAAGAAACTTTCTTGCAGCTTTACCATTTAAATATCCTATAGATTGATAATAATTATTTCTTTCTACAATATAATCATAGAATGCTTTAGCTGGAGCATTTTCTGGTTTGGTAAGTGTTTTCCATTCTTCTGATTCCCATTTATCTTTTTTAGGAAACTGTTTAACTTCTTTATATATTAACCAACCATTTGATTTTGAATCTTGTAAATCATATTGATTATATATCTTGGCAAATTCTCTTTTGATTTGAGCTTCAACTTCTTCCTGTGTACCCACTTTAGGTATTGACAATACTCGTTGTATTTCTTTTTCTTTTAACGCTTCTATATGTTCTCTATATGCATCTTGATCAATATTATCTAATATCCATGTAGAGTTTTTCTTTGCTATTTTAGATTTTAATTCATCATAAAACTTTCTATCAAACTGATCTATTAATTCATTACTATCTTTTTTAGTAAGAATATCAAAATAGTTATTAAGCTTTAATCCTTTACTAGATGCCCATTTATTAAAATCATCTGATAGAGTATTTAATTTTTTTACTTCTTGTAATGTTTCTTCATTTGCTAAAAAGAATGCTTTGTTTGCTAATTTATATAAGGTTTGAATATTTGCCACCTGTATTGTAGCAACACTAGAAAACCATTTAGTTATACCCTTCACCACCTTCTCTGGTGTACTACTAGTGGTATTAAACTTCTCTCCAAAGGTTTCATCTAAGTCTTGTAAATCAGATATGTAGTCTTCCACCTTATCTCTTGTAGCTCCAAGTTCTTGTTTTAATTTCTCATTCTCTGCAGTTTCATCAGCTAGTAATACTCTTAATTCCTTAAGATTTAAATAAGGTTGTAATGCTTCAAGATGAACTCTAATCATCCCAGCAAAAGCATTAATCTTATCACCATCTATTTCTGAAGCATCTTTACCTTCAAAGTCAGTGTTGTATCTTTTTATTAACATTGACACTTGTTTGTTCAATATCTTAGCTTGATTAATTAATGGTACTACATTTCCTTTAATCTGTAAATGTCTAATGGCTTTGTATAAAGAATTTAATTGTTCTTTTTTACCAGCTCTTTCAGATTCATTCACTTTTTCTTCAGCAAGTTTTCTGTAAGTGGCATTAAACTGTTCTATTAATTTATCAATTTTTTTACCTTTACCTGTTATCTCATCTGTTGTACCTAGAGGAAGCAAATAATCTTCTTCAATCTTCTGAACATCTGCACTTCCTATTTTTATTTCTGTAAG